CTTGTTTTAATCCAACAATTTGTTTAATGTTATTGATTTCTTCATTTCCAATTAATTGTGATATAGTAGCATCACGAATATTTAAACAGTTATGAGTGACAGTAAAATCATTGATTACAAATCTACTATTTCCATCAATTCCGATTCCAATATAATTTTCATTTTTAATTTCTTTAATTTTAATAATTCCAGTTGAATTTCGCATATTGTATTTAGTACTCGTAGAATTTTTACGTGGTAATACAGTTGGAATCATGCTTGTATCTCCTGATATTTTTATTCTATATGCTTTTGCATTCTCTCCAGAATCTTTATATGTATAATTTGTTTTTTTATCATTTAAACTAGTATAGAAACCTAAAGAACGTGATAAGTATACTATATCATCCACTAATTTTTTATGCTTAGTTGTTTGAGAAATTTCAATAGTTCCATCAGAAGCTACATAACCATCAGTATCAATAATACCAGCTAATAATTTTAATCTAATTTCTTTAGAATTAATTAAATATTCTTTTGGAATATGTTTATTTTTTACCAATTTATATTTTTCGAGTAATTTCTTCAAAGGTGCGTAACCTTTATTTCTAAAATTTTCAAGTGATGATATATGGTAAACATATTTACTATGAGACCCTTGTGTGAACTTGGCATCATTATTTTTACCCCATTCATTTAAATAATTAATAATCTCTGGATCATTTTTCCCATCGCAAGCATAACTGTAACCACTTTTACAACCATCTCCTAACCAAAGACCAAGGATATATGGATCTAATGCTACATCTTGATATTCCCAATTTACACATTCTCCTCTAATTCCTTTTAATTTTCGTTTTAATGATTCTGTTACGTTAAAATAATCTTGAATACATATATCAATAATATTATTATCATCGATATTTAATAAAAATTCTTCTAATTTTTTACGTGCTTGAATTATAACTGTATCATTCATCATATTTATATCACTTAATTTATAAGGTGTATATTTTACATCTTTATGTTTTCTTGTATAATGTTTTTTAAGACATTTAGTATTGATCATAATTTTACATTCGTTACATTGTACTTTAATTAATGTTGAAATTTCTTTTGCTTTTATATTTTTTGTTGTTTTATCCCAATAAATCGTTCTCCAATTATAATTTGATGGTACCCAGTAAATTTTTTTATGTTCTGGCATACATAATGTAAGTATATGTTCATCATTTACTTTATAACTTTCTCCCCTATCTTGGTGAACTTCATACATTTTACCATTACCTTTATACAAAGTTAATACAGTCCTTTTGTTCCCATCATCTCCAATAAGAGTATCCCCGATTTGTATATCTTTTGCCAATTTAATTTCTCCATTCCATAAAGGAATTTCTGTATCTTCTGAATTACATTTTCCTTTTAATGGAAAAACCGCATAGCGTTCTGGTCCAACAACTGATCTTCCCCACATTGCAAACGTTTTTGCTGAATCTCCTTCTGTTAAAATTAAAGTACATTGATTTGACCGTGCTGTTCCAGCCCAAAGTGCATCTTCAAGTTTAGGAATATAAATTTTATTAATTTTTTTACCATCTGTAGTACGACTTAATGCAGAAGTTTCTTTAAATTTACAAAATTCAACAATTTCATCTGTAATAGAGCTTTTATAAAGTTTATTAATAAATTGATCACTGACAGTAATTATACAACCAAAATCTTTTGAAGGTGTTGTTAATTGTTCTTTTGTTTGACTATTAAAACTTGGATTAGCTACAGTAGAACGTAAAAATACAAACAATTTGTCTTTAATAAAATTAGGTTTTAATTCTTTTAATTTTTTCTTATCTTCAAGCATTTTTTTATAACGATTAATAATTTGATAAAGAATATAATCAACATGTTTACCACCTTGAATAGTTGCATTTCCATTAACAAATGATACTTGTTCATATTGATGATAAGGTACTATAGCATATTCCCATGTATATTCTACTGTTTTACCATTATTATATTTAATACGATCAGTGTAAGATTCGTTTATAATTTTTTCATTGTCAAAAAAGTATCCAATATAATCAGTAAGTCCTTTACCATGTAAACGTTCACCATTTAAACATATTTGAACATTTGAATTAGTACAAGCAATACAATCTAATACTCGTTTTCTAATAAGAAGAATAGTATCATCTTCAAGACCAGTCATTTCAAAACGAGAGTAATCAGGAATAAAAGTAATTTTTGTGAAACTTTTTCCTGAATTATTTGTTATTTTAGGTTTTGTACGATTTTCCATATTGTCAGTAAATTCTTGAATAAAACGTCGTTTTTCATTACTGTCTATGGTTTCAATAACAAATTTTTTTGAATAAATTGCCGTACACTTTGCACCCAGACCGTTCGTACCCGCTCCAGTTCTAGTATCATTATCGTTGTAGTTGCTACCAGATAATAGATGTCCAAAAATTAATTCTGGTACATATATATTGTGTTCTTTGTGTAATACAACAGGGATACCTTTTCCATTATTCCATACGCTAATTTCTCCAGTTGACTGGTCGTAATCTATTTTAATAGTATTGACTGTTGGGTCACGAAAAGAATGATCTGTGGCATTAGTTAAAATTTCATCAAAAATTTTCATAAAACCAGGAGAATATTCAATCATTCGCTTTTTCATTTTAATAGTTCCATCTGAATTTTCATCTGCAACCCATAGTTCTTCTGTTTGTTTTTTAGTTGAACCTATATACATACCACTTCTATGCAAAACATGCTCTCTTTGTGTTAATTTTTGATATGTGTCTTCTATCAGTTTTGGCATTCTGTTAAAAATAATTAAATTATGTTTAAATTCAATTATTTTTAAAAATTTCATCACAAATGTTTATTTAACATGAATTAAAAATGTATATAATCAATATCAATAATAACAAATGATAAATATTAGGTTTAAGTGTGAAAATTTTCTTATTAAGAAAAGTTATTTCTTCTGGAAAAAGAACATTTGAACGTAAATGAGCTACAATATGATGTATGATTATACCTAATGGAATTATACCTAAATAATAAACCATTTGTTTATTTTTACATACCGGAATGATTTTTGATAAATTGAAATAATACTCTAATATAAATGCTGATATAAATGATATTGTAAGATCAAATAAAGCCATACCTGTACTTTTATTATTATAATATGGGAAATTTTCTAAATCTAATCTGTAAGATCGTAATTCAGTTAGATTCATATATGTACTTTATAAAATGTTTTTTATAAAATAAAAATGCAATTTAACTAAAATTTACCATTTGTGTTTCTTGTAAGTTGTAAATAATTTTTCTTCAAATTCATCAAAGAATTCTGTATAATTACAGATAGGACTTATATGTTTTAATTTTTAGTAAAATAAATACTTGTTATTGTATTTGGAAAAATGGTGGTTATTTTTAACTTTTTATAATTATAAAATTGAGAAGTTTGAATAAAATAATCGAGACACAAGTTATTTTTATGAGGTTTAAATGATATTGTTTTTAATGAATCATTAATAATTATATAGGCGTGTTTATCAAGTTTTTCATTGTAAATATACAACGTAGAATTATCTATAACTTTATATTGATCACCCCTATTTAATGTTTTTGTGAAATGCATAAATGTCCAGTATTTTTTGGTTACAATAATTTCAGATTTGTTTGTATTGTTTAAGTCATATTCAATAAGACCCCAAGCATTATAAGTTTCTACAGCTTGCCAATATATCCATGCTTCTGGTGATAAAGTTTTTAAATCACGGATAATGTGTTTACCAAATTCAAGACATTTTCCGAAATTATTTGATTCACCACAACCATATTCTGAAATCCAAATGTTTTTTTTTACAAACATTCTAAATATTTTTCGAATAATATTACAATCATCTAAATATAATGTCCATTTTTTATAATTTAATTTATACGAATGAACATTAACCTGATTTATTAATTTTTTTGGAGACCATAATTCCCATAATAAAGCAAATCCAACAGAAAATGAATCAGAACTTGAAATATTAATATTGTTATTTATGGCTTTTAACTTTTTAATAATTTTTCTTCTAGAAAACCAACTAAAATAACATCCTTCTTGTGTTCTATTATATGTCCAAAATGGATTACTAGGTTCATTAAATGGATCTATAGAACACACGGGAAATAATTTTATAAAATAATTATAGACGTCACTTAAAAATTGTGCATATTCTGTGTAATTTTCACTAGAGAGATTTGAAATACCAGGACGATCACAATATGTTTTTTTATTTTTAGTCATCCACCAAGGAGGACTATTTACAAAAAGTTCTACCGTATCAACACCACGTTTAATAGATTCTGACAAAATGTCTATTTGAATCTTATCATTTTTTAAATCGATATATTTTGAACCGTTATCTTTTAAACAAGGTACCATACCTCCTCGTCTCATATGTAAATCAGGATTGTTAGAATCAGTCCCACCACCGATATTATAACGTACTATATTAAGTCCTAAGTTAGCCTTATCAAAAAGAAGGTCGCATATTAAATTTTTAGTAAAGTCATCGTAATCAATGTTTGCCCACCAAGCTAAACTAGTACCCCAACCTCTAAATGTCATTAATGTTATATGTATATTTTTTTATTATGCCAAACGTAATTAATTTAATTACGTACATAAAAGTGAATTTTTTTATACCATTAATATATTAATATAAAAAATGGGAATATATTATTCAGCAGATGGATCTTCTTTTACATCTACACTAGATATACAACCTAAAACTTTTTTTAATAATGATTTAAATTTAGAGATGTCAGTGTCTGATTTTATACGTGTTTGCAATGTATTAAATGTTAAAAAAAAGGATACAATTGCAGCAATAATTATTCAAAAGTGGTGGAGAAATATACAAAGCAAAAAACATACAAATACAAAAAATAAGGAAATATTTTCTATATGGAATTTGTTATGGGTTTTATAGTAATAAATATTAAATAAATAAAAACAAAATTTTATTTATGTAATAATAAAAAATATTGTGTTTACCATTTTACCATTTGTGTTTTTTATAAACGGTGTATAATTTTTCTTCAAATTCATTTACAAATTCAGTGTAATTACAAATAGGACTATTAACAAAAGATTGTCTTACATCAGCTTTTAAATTGTGTAGTTTATCTAAATTTTTAGAGAAATATACAGCTTTATTAATATATTCTTCTTGAGATGTCGTGATGTATTCATCTAATCCACAATTTTTCATAAGTGATGTTGTAACATTTTGTGAATGATAATGTCTAACATTATCGAAAATAGTTAATACAGGTACACCCATCATTAAACTTTCACAACTTGTAGTTGTTCCTGAATAAGGAAATGTGTCTAAAGCAATATCTATTTTATTATAATCTGGAAGATGTTCAGTATAAGTATCAGAATATGGTAAAATTATGACTCTTTCTAATACTGATTTATCTTTAAATGTATCTAAAAATTGTTTTCTTAATTTTGGTGTTAAAAATTCTTTAGTTTTAATAACAAATCTGGCATTAGGAATAGCTTTAAGAATTTTTTCCCAAACACCTATAACCATTGAATTAATTTTATTATATCTATTAAATGACCCAAATGTAATGTAACCATTTTTAACAAATGGCTGTTCAGTTAGTTCTGGAATGTTTTCAATACCCATACTTGGAGTATATGCTAAAAATGTTTTATCCATAAAAATAAACTTTTCTTGATAATATTTTTGTGATCGTTCACTATCACAATATTTATCTGTAATTCTATAATCCATTGATCGAATACCACTAGAATTTGGGTATCCACAATAACTAATTTGAATTGGTGCTGGTTTTAAAACAAATGTGTCTAATCTATTATCACCAGTATGTGCAGACATATCAAACAAAATATCAATGTTGTCCTTTTGAATACGCTTTTTAAAATCTTCATTTGATAAGTTTTTAACAACAGCCCAATTGCATTTTGGAAACATACCTTTTAATTCTACTATTTTAACTGAATAACATGTAACATTAAATAAATCATAATTAATGTATTTCAAAATACTATGTAGGAAATATGCAACGGGATGACAAATAAAATCTCCAGAAACAAATCCTATATTAATTTTGACATTTGATTTAATTAAATCTGTTCTAGATTTAGAGTTTAAGATTTCCGTTTTAACTTTATAATCTGGGCAACCTACACGATAATCGTCTATTACAACAGGATAAATTTTGTTAATTGCTTTATGAATTCTTGCAATATACATTGGATCTTCAATTAAATGAGAAATATAATTAGAATCGAGTAATTTATTTTGATAAGCTAAAGATAATCTCGGTTTATATTTTAAAGCTTGATTATATCCTTCAATTGCACCAATAAAATCACATTCATAACATTTTGCAAGACCCATATTCATATACATACTTGCTATAAGCATATCTTTATCAACAGAAATATGAGCTCTTTTATAATTTTCAATACCTCTCATATAATGTTCTATAGCTTTATCGGTGAATCTTAATTCTGTATAAACAACACCAATTTGATTATTAACATCTGGATCTAAAGGATCAATATCATATGCTAAATTAAAATAATAAAGTGCTGTGTTTCTATCTTGAATTGTAAAATAAACACTTCCAATACCATTTAAACATTTTACTTTAAATTGTTTTAAAACACTTGATACTTGATCGTCTTCTTTTTTATTTTCCAATTTACAATTTGCTAATAATAAATCAAGGATGCCTATAGCTAATTTATAATGATATACACTACTATCTAATTTATTATTTCTATGATACATAAATCCAAGATTATAATGTAATTGATAATCACAAGGATCAACTACCAAAATTTGATTAAGAAGAGCAATATTTTCTTCAGCATTAGGGTTAAAAATAGTTAAATACAAGAATACTAATTTAAATAATTCTTTTGCACTTTTATGAAATGGTTCTAAATTTAAAGTTTTTCTTAAATGAGCAATGACAATATATAATGTATTTTTTTCATTTGTATTAAAATTACTTCTATTATTATAAAGACCTACTGTTCTTGTTAATAATTCTGCACTAATATAATATGTAGTTTTAATTTCTTCTTTATATCTATCTATAACAAAAGGATTTAATTCATCTAAATATTTTATTAAAACATTACATCTTTTAATACATTCTATATACTTATCATTATCTATTCGTTTTTCATTTGTTAATATTTGTTGAGCACTTTCATAAAGTTGTTTTAAATCTTTATTTTCAGATAAATATGTTTCAATATCATTTACAGTTTGTAAAAATGTAGAATTATTTGTTTCAGTTGATGTCATTTTAATTAACTTTAGTTTAAAAAATATTTTTTTTAACGTAATTACTTTTATAAAAAGTAATATCAAAAAGGGCTCGCGCCTGCAACGTCGTTGGTTGCGTTATTATTTAAAAAATGAATTTAAATACAAGTTTTATTATATATACATGAGTAATAGAGACTTAAAATGGTATCGTAATAGAGTTAAGATATTACTTGCTAAGCCTCAGCCCCCCCAGCGCTCCGCGGAATGGTTTAAATCTAGAAATACTAGAATAACAGCAAGTGAGGCGGCTAGTTGTTTATATAAATCTAAATCTACTTGTGAAGCATATGTTAACGAATTCAATATTCAGAATTTTAAATACAAAGATACAGAACAATTAAATCATTATGAAACACGAGAAGATTATATTATAAAGAAATGTGCTGCATTTAATGGTGAAAATGTATTTAAGGATTCTATATATACTTTATGGGGGAAAAAATATGAAGAAGTTGCAAATAGATTATATTGTCAATTAAATAATACAACTGTTATAGAATTTGGATTAGTATCTCATCCTAGATTAAAATGGCTTGCTGCTAGTCCAGATGGTATAACACCAGATGGTATAATGTTGGAAATAAAATGCCCAAAAAGTAGAAAAATAGACGAAACATGTATACCTATTCAATACTATATACAGACACAGATACAAATGGAAACGTGTGACTTGGATTTTTGTGATTTTTTCGAGTGTGAAATAGATGAATTAGAAACAGAACAGCAATTTATTGATCAATCAGTAGATCCAAATTATCAGGCAAAAGGTATTATTTTTCAAATAAAAGATTCTGGACCAGATCCTAAATTCATTTATCCTACGTTAGAAATAACGACAACAGAAAGTTATATTAAATGGAAAAATGATTTACTTGTTGAAAGAAATGACATCTTTCCTATTTATTTTTTTGTAAAAAAATATTATAATCAAAGAATTACGAGAAGTAAACAGTGGTTTGCAAATGTAAAAGATGAAATTAAAAGAACATGGGACTTAGTTAGAAGATTACAAGAAGACAAAACGGAATTTGAAAAATATAAAGATTCTATTCACATGATAAAAAGTAAAAAATTTTATGAAAAATATCATCAGACTGAATGTGAAATATATGATGACGATTCTACTTATATATTTAACGAAGAATCTACGTCAATTGAAATGGACATAGAAGACACTGAAAACATAAAAATAAATGAAACAGTTTGTTTGATTGATTAATTTAATTATATTTATTTTATAGGTATAATTATATGATAAGTATTAAATTATTTAATGAAGCTCAGAAAAAAAGACGTCAAACTTTATACGAATTAATATTTAATAAAAAAGTCACGATATCATCAATTAAAAAACATTTAATTGTATTTTTAGAAAAATCAAAAGACAAAAACATTAAACGAAAAATTAAAAATGATTTAGAATTTTTAAATCATCAGTTTACATTTAGGAAACAGAGTTCTGTTAAAAAAAGGAGTCTTGGTAAACGTAAAAGTTCTTTAAAAAAACTATCTGGTGGATTTAAGTTTCCAAGAAAATGGAGTAAAAGTTATTGTAAAAAAATGTCATGTAAAAAAATGGGATTTTCACAGCGTTCTAGTTGTAGACCATATAAAAATTGTTACAAGTAAGTAATAAAAAAAAAAATTATATTATATATTATTAAGATAGATAATATAATGGAAACACCAAGATTTTATATTAATCCTTTAACAGGTAGAATGATAAAATCTACAGCTAAAATTTTTAAAAAATTAAAAAGGGAAAAATATGTTATAGATAAACATAAATGTTTATATAATATTAAATCTGCTGAAAGATGTTTTAATAAATTATTTAAATTATATCCTGATATAGTTTATCCATCATCTAATTTTATAGATATACCAAAAACATATAAAAGAGGTTCAATAAGAGCTTTTATTGGTGATAAAAAAAAGTTAAATGGATATATAGATAAAACTGGTAAAAAATATAAATTACAAAAAAATATAAAAAGTATAAAAAATATTAAACGAGTTCCAATTGTAAAGGACTTGAATGATAATCTTAAAAATATAGTTGATAAGTTACCAGAAATTGATAATTTACAACAGAAAATAGTAGAAGATCAAATAAAATATGACAAACCAATAAAACGTATAGATGATATTAATATTATTTTTAATCCATTACAAAATGATTTTGTATCTGTTAATAAAAAAATAAACAAAGAAGAAATACAAAATATATTAGAAATAGTTAATGGAGAATTAATCCCTAAAAAATTAATACCTATTAGTAAAGATTTTGATTATGCTGGAATTATAAAAGACAATGAAAATATATATGGATTAGTAGATACATCAAATCAAATTAAACGTTTTGATAAACCAGTAAAAATTAAATATAAAGAACAAAAACGTGATATAGAAAAATCAGATACAATATCTATTCCAGAAAGTTTATTAAAAACTCAAGAATCAGAATCAGATATAATATCACCTTTATCAGATGTTACTTTATCAGATGTTACTTTATCAGATGTTACTTTATCAGATGTTACTTTATCGGAGCCTACCTCTACACCTAGTCTATCAGAGCCTACACCTAGTCTATCAGAGCCTACATCTACACCTAGTCTATCACCTACTTTATCAGATGTTACTCTAGTAGAGCCTACATCTACACCTAGTCTATCACCTACTTTATCAGATGTTACTCTATCAGAGCCTACACCTACACCTACACATACTTTAGTAGAGGCGAGTCCTATTTTGTCAGATGCTACTTTAGTAGAAAATGAAATAGAGAATGAATATATAGAAAGTTTACCAGAGGTTGAATTTATAAAAACGGATGATGTTAAAATAATGGAGGATAAATTAGTTGAATCTCCAATTGTAGAAAGTGAAGCTGTAATTAAACAAATTAAATGTTTAGATGGATCTCAATGGGATATTAATGAGAATAGGTGTATTTCTTGTGATAAATATGGTTTAGTTTGGGATGCAGAATATCGATCTTGTAAAATTATGTTAAAAGATACTATAAAGAAAATAATAAAAACGGGTGATGAAATTGATTCAGTTAGGATAGGATTAAAAATAGTAACTGATAATAAAGATAAAATATTGGGGTATTTAGAATAAATTTTTTTAAAAGTTTATTATAAGTAAAATGGATTCTAAATCTATTGTAGAATATATAAAAAAAAATTATCCCAAGATTGTATTTGAACCAATACAATTTGAAAAGTCATTAAATAGGGCTTTAGGATTTATAATTACAGATGATAAATTAGTAATAGGTTTTATTAATAAAAATGGAGTGATGTGCAAATTAATAAAGCCAATTGATTTAAATAATTTATCAAATACAACTTTTATAAAATTGATAGAATCTTTACCATTTTTAAAAGGGTTTACAGAAAAAGATAAGGACAGAATACTTAGAATATTTTCAAATAAAAATGAAGAAAAACAAAGTGATGTTAAAGAAAAACAAAGTGATGTTAAAGAAAAACAAAGTGATGTTAAAGAAAAACAAAGTGATGTTAAAGAAAAACAAATTGATGTTAAAGTAGAAATAAATAGAGTTTCAGAAGATGAGCGTAATTTAATTATTAAGGACTTGAATAAAACGATAAAACAATTAGAATCGAATTTAAAAACAAAGCAAGATGAGTATGATGTTTATTTTGATAGTCAAACTAATAAAGTATTATTAATAGAAAAAGAGTATCAAAAAAAGTTAGATGAAATTAAGGCGCAATATGAGGAACAATTATCAAATGTGCAACAGTGTAAAATGCAATTGGTTGATCAGAATCAAAGTATAATTGCTGGTATAAATAAATATAAAGAAGAAATGAAGAGTTATATTAAAGGTAAGGAGATGGAAGTAGATGATTTAAAAAAAATATATGATAAAAGTGTTGAGGAAAGAACGATATTGCAGGATAAATTAAACATGTTAATGGAAAATGAAAAGGATAGATTACAACAATTAGAAAAAAATAAAGATTTAATATCAGAAGGTGATGTAAAAATAAATGAAAGAGAATCTGAAATAAATAAATTAAGGGAAAATATAAGGAATATTAATGATGAATTAGAAGATTTAAAAAGATCATTAAGTAAATCAGAAATGAAGGCTGTGTTATTAAGTGGATACAAACAAAGATGTAGAGACAAAATTTTAAAAGAAAAACAGGAAATTATAAATGCTATAAAGGATTACAATGAAAAATGGTTAAGTTGGTCTGGAAATGTTAAATCTAATGTGAATGATTATAAAATAAAAATATTATCAGAGTTGAAAATAGTTAAAAAGAATTTAGAAGAATCTTTTATAAAAAGTGATTTAGATGATAAAGAAATTAAAAGATTAAAGCAAAATATGTTTGATATTGAAAATGAGTTAAAGACGACGATTAGTAATCAATTATCTGAATTGTCAACAAAAGAGGAAATTATAAAACGTTTGGAACAAGAACGAATAGAACATGAAAAAGAATTATCTGACGCAAAATCGCGTTTAGAATCTGAAATAAAAAGTCAAAAAGAAACGATAGATACAAATGAAGAAACTACAAATGAAAATAAGAAGACGATAGCTGAATTAAGAGATGAATTAGAAAAATTAAGAGTATTATTACAGGAAAATAGTGGTGTCAAGATAGAAAAGATTGTAGATTATGATAATTGTTATTCTATAGTTAAAAATTTTATAGCATTAAACAATGTATTTTATAGAAAATTAGAAATTATAGAAAGGTTAAAGGATATTATAAATAATAATATAGGTGTATTTACACATTTAAATGATTCTATAAAACAAAGGATAAAAACAGATTTTGAAAAGGTTCGTGATGAAATTTTGGTTCATATTAATTTTTTAAATTTATCAGAATATATGAGTAGTCCAAATATTGAGTATTTAAAAAATAAAGCAACTAGAGAATATGTACCTGAAAATTTTTGTAAAGAATTAACTAATTTACTTGATTATTGGAATTTAAATCAAAAGAAATATAAAGACCAAGACACTTTATTAACAAATATATATGAAGATTTATCTGGTGCTGTACGTGTTTATGTGCGTATAAAACCGTTAGGAGGAGATGAACAAAAAATAAATACAATATTAATAGAACAAATAGATAATAAAAAACAAAAATTATTAACTATAGGATGTGTAGATTCTGTTAAAAAAACATTTGGAGAATTTTATGGAATATATGAAGATACATTTACTAATTTGGATGTTTATACTGGGCAATTAGATTCAACTAAATATAATACTTCAAAAACCAAAGTTGATTTAGAATCAATTGTAGAGTCATCGGAAACTATAAGTCCAGGATTATATTCGTCTTTTAAACAGGTGGAAAATGGATATTCTATTATTTTATTTGGATATGGTATAAGTGGTACAGGAAAAACAAGAACTTTATTGGGAACAAAAGGTATTCCAGGAGTATTACATTATGGGTTAGATAATTTACAAAATGTAAGTAATATTAAATTAAAATATTTATTTGAACAATATTCGAATCTTGTCAATATTAATTTTAATAAAATGACTGGTAAAATATATAATTTAATAAATAAATTACCTCAATTAAAAGATTTTTCAAAAGACGAAACAGAAACGTTTAAAAAAGAAATTCCTAGTTATATTGATATCAATAATTTAAAAATAGAAGATATTTATTCTTTAACAGATATAATAGAGGCTTATCGTAAAAATAATAATCGTATTAAATCAACACCAAATAATCCAGTTTCAAGTAGATCACATTTATATTTAGTATTTGAAATTACATTTACCAATGGGAAAACTGGATTTATAACAATCGTTGATATGGCTGGTAAAGAATCACCATTAGATTTATTTAATATATTTATAGATACAACTAAAACAAAATTAGCAAGTATAATGGCTCCGGCTCCTGTAGGTGGTGAAGAAAAAATAAGTATAACTATGCGTCAAGATTTAATAAGTAGTTATTCTCCAAAATCTATTTTTGAGATAATAAAAGAAAGTTTTTATATTAATGAAAGTATTAATCATTTAATTTATTATTTTAATAAAAAAAATTATCGAGAATATCCAGTTAATTTACAATCACAAAATTCAGAAAGATATGATACTTCTAAATATTATATTAAACCACAAGAAGAAGAAAAAAATATAAATACAAGTAATAATTGTTTGATGATACCTATTTTAAAATTCTTAGATAATTTATCAAATAAAAACAAACAACAAGATGAATGGTTACCAACTAAATTTATTACAATTTGTAATATTAGACAAGAAGAATCATATTGTGAACAAACATTTAAAACATTAGAATTTGCACAATCAATTAAATCAACGTAAATAATTAATTGAATTTAAAAAATATTTAATAAATAATTTATTATATTATATTATTTATGAAAATTGAAAAGATTGATATAGATGACAAACAGTATGAAATTATTATAGGTCAAAATCAATTAGAAAATGATGAAATTATTAAACGTTCAAATCAAAATGATATATGGTTTCATTTAGATAAAAAGAGTGGTCCGCATATTATTTTAAAATCAAATGGTGATATTATATCTAAAAGACATTTAAATTATATAGGAACATTATTTACAACTTATAAAAATAAATTACCAAATAATTATACTGTGATTTATACGGATATAAAAAATGTAAAATTAACATCACAACCTGGAAAGGTAATTGTATCAAAAACTAAAAAAATACATTATTAAAAAAAAAATTGAATTAGTGTTAAAATATATTTTATTTTAAATAAAATGATTTCATTTATTAATCATACTGTAAGAGATGAATTAAAAACGATTAAACATGTAATTTTCAAAAATGATAATAATTATTATAGTATAACAAAATTAGTAGATAAATTATGTCAAGATAGTTTATATAGTTATAAATATGGATCAAATTGGATAGAAGAATATATTACAAATTACAGAATTAATAAAATAAATAAAATGATTTCACACAAATATAAAATTGTGATTTTTTAATATATAATATTTATTTGAACAATATTATAATATTGTTCAAATTAATTTTAATATTTTTAGTAATAAGTAAATTCCATAGTTAGATTTCCATTTTCTATAATAATTATATTATATGATCTAACAAATGTATATAAATAACAATCTACATTACCTGGATGCATAGTTAAAGATAAAGTGACATCATTAAATCTAGATAAATTAATAGATCCAGTTGGTTGATTATCTTCTGGATTAATACAAAATGGCATAGTGTAAATATATTTCATTGGTATAACAGAATGAATTGAATTTGGGAAAATTGTTCTATAATAAAATTCAGGTAAATTATCAAAACGAGGTCTTCCATCTAATAATAAAGATGCTCGTTTAACTAGTGGTGTTTCAGATGGTGATTTTGAGTAAGAAAAATAATTATTTGTGTCAATATTTTGTTTTTCTGCACAAAAAAAGATAATTTCTTTACAAGGATGATTAAATTTAAGTGAACTATTATGTAAAATTGTATTTGCGGATATTAATTCATCTCCATTATATTGTACTTGATCTACTATAAACATGTGTTTTTGTTGTTGAAATTGTTTTAAAATTACGTCATCTAAAAATATATATTCAGCAAATAGATTTGACTCTATTGCTGATACAGAATTAGGTTCTGAACCATCATAATTTATACATTCAGAAAAATTTTTTAAAGTAAAATTAACTTTAATTTCTTGATTATACATACTTAATAATGGTAATGCCATATTATATTGCTTTGTAAACCAAAAATCTAATGGTATAATTAAATCTAATTCTTTTTCAGCATTATAAAAGTTAGAAGCATATGTATCAGATTTTAAAATCATTAAATTTTTACCTAATTGTTTATTTGCATTTGTTAAATCATCCCATGCATTTATAAATTGTGGATAGATTCTATCTACTGTTGAACCATTAATTTGTAATTCTATAGGATCTTTAAAAATAGCATATCCTAAAGTATCACACCAACTGGCATATTCACCCCCATTTTTTGTTAAAGCAGGTAATTTAATATGTAAATATAATTTAGACAGTAAATGACCACGTTTAGGTATTATACAACTTACTTTTTGATCAAATGTTGCTACATTATTCAATTGTAAATTAACTGTTTCTGTTGCAAAATTAATATATCTATAATAATTGTATTTAAAAACATTAATTTGAGGATCTTTTGTTAAATAAACATCTTGAAGTCCTAAAGCTTGTAATTGAAGAATACTAGGTGACATATTATTCTATATATTAATAAAACGTAATAAAAAAAAAGTACAAAACAAACAGGTAAAAAAAATTGATTAATATTAATATTTTTATTTTTAAAAATGAAATTAATTAGAAAACTATTTCTTGCAAGTATAATTTTATCAATTTGTTCAATAGCTGGTGTATCAGTTTGGGCTGATTCAAATGATGTTTTTACTTTAACTAATTCTTATGTTTTTTATTGGTTTGTTTCGATTACATCTTTTTTATTTAGTTTATTAGCATATTTTTCTCATACATTAAAAAATATGATTAATTATACTAAACAAAACATAAAATTATCAAATTTACATATGTATACAGTTAGTATTTTTGGGACTATTTACACAATTTTTTGGTTAGGTGCATCTGCTAGTGTAGCGAGTGATTTAAGATATTGTCTTTCTATTAAAAATAATTTTAAAAATTCTTATTATTATTTTAATATTTTATATAATTATAATTATAACTGTAACGGAGAAATTGTTTCAACTGTTTTTGGATTTTTTAATTTTATTTTATGGTGTGTAATCGTGTATTATTCTGGATCTTTTTGGTATTCAGTTTATAAAAAATCTACAAATAATGATATAGAACTTCATCAAAATATTGAATCATTAGATATTAATTATATGATACAACCAGTTCTAGAAACAAAAATAGATACAGAAGAATCACAACCAGATCTAGAAACAAAAATAGATACAGAAGAATTTCCATCAGTTATGACTATAGCTCCAGAAACGTTTACACAAGAAGTTATGGAATCATTCCCAATAATATCTGAAAAAAAATAACAAATTAAATATTTAAAAATAAATTAATTTAAATTTAATTTAATTTATTTAATTAGGATTATGACAAATAAGTTATTTTTAAAAAGAATATCAAAAGAAATTTTAATGTATAAAAAAGATAATTTTAAATTCCCTAATTTAATTTTAAGATATAAAGAAGATGATTTATTAAAGTGGTATTTTATTGTATATGATTTAAAAGAAACAGTATTTGAAAATGGAGTTTATTTTGGAAAAATTACATTACCAAATGAATATCCATTGAGGCCGCCTGATTTTATATTTATAACACCTAATGGAAGATTTCAAACAGAAAAAAAAATATGTACAACATTTTCATCATATCATCAAGAAACATATACAAGTACATGGAATATAATGACAATGATGGAAGGTATGATATCTTTTATGACAGATAGAAATCCAGATATAGGATTGGGTTCAATGGAAACAACAATACAAGATAAAAAAGATTTAGCAAATAATTCTTTGACATGGAATTTAGAAAATCATGAATTTATAAAAATATTTCCTGATATAGATGAATTAATTAAAAATAATTTGGATTAGTATGATTTAATCCAAAATTAAGTTCTGAAAATTTTTGTTCTAGTTCAGTAATAAGATTATCTGGCCACATAGGAATAATTGGATTTTTAGCATACCCCGATGATAATTGAGTTTTTGTTATTCTATTATTTAAACAATTAAAATAATTATCATTATAATAAGGTGTATTAGAAGAATATTCGTTTATAAAATTTAAATTATTACATTGATTGTAAATATTATCAATATTTGATTGAGTAGTATTAGTTTTTATATTACCAGTTTGTATAATGTCAGTTTGTGTTGAGGTTGAGGTTGATAGTACTTTAATATTATCTAAAATTTTAATTTTAGTTAAAATATATATTATATCTTTTCTAATTTCAATAGAAGACCATACCCATCCCTTATTTTTAAATTCTGAATCGTAATAAATTTCACAATATTCATTAAATATATTATATTTTATTTTGTTTTGATTTTCATTGGGTAATTGACTTTTTAAAAATTTTATGCAATTTTCAAAATAAAATGTTTCATTAGGTTTTATATTGTAAATAAATTCTTCGTTTTTTAATATATCTTTGACTTGAATAAGATACATATATATCTTATAAATATAAAATAATTTATATAATTTTACTAAAATAATTTATATAATTTTACTAAAATAATTTATATAATTTTACTAAAATAATTTATATAATTTTACTAAAATAATTTATTTATAAATTTATTAAAAAAATTTATAAATTGGTAGTTATCTAAAAAAAATTGAATACAAACTTTTAAATTTAATAATTACAGATGTTTTCAAAATATATTTTGCAATTTACAAAAAATGTTGATCAAAAACAAACACATTTATCGTTTAATAAAGGTAAATATAATGTACCAGATGAAAAATTTGAAGAATTTTATAAAAATTATTATCGAATAATAACTAATGAAAGTGATGTTGAGAGAAAATCATTATATTTAATTGAAAAAGTGTATAATTCTAATTTTGCATATTTTCTTGATTTAGATATAAAAAATAGAGATGTAGATGATGAGGATATATTAGATGTAATAGAAGTAGTACAAACAAATATTTCTAAAATGTTTAAAACGGTTGAAGATAAAAATATATGTGAATATATTGTATCAAAAAGAGTTACAGAAACTGGTTCGAATTATCATATTAATTTTTATAATTTAATAGTTAATAATGTAATAGGTAAAAAATTAACTTTAAAAATTTTGGAAAATAAGTCTTTATTATCAGGTGATATAAAATCAAGTATTGATCTTTCTGTTTATAGAACAGGTCTTCGTTTGTTAGGATCAAGAAAAGATATAAAAAACAAAGACAACTTAGATTATATAAGTGATATTTATAGAATATATAATTTAGAAAATCAAAAATTTATTGAATTAAAAGATACAACATATGAACAATTTTTAAAGACAATTGTTAAAAGAAAACTAACTACACAAATTACAGAAGTAATCGAAGATAAAATTAAGATAAAAGATGAAGAGACAGTTAAAAAACAGAATATTCCAGTAAAAGGTATAAACAATGATAAAATCGTATTTGAATTAACAAAATTATTAAATACATTAAAATTGACAAATGAAATACTACAAGATTTTGATGTTTCTATACAGAGAATTTATGCATCACAAAACAAAATGGGACTATTTTGTTATTATGTATCAATTAATGGAAAGTATTGTCCATTTAAAACAAGAGAACATAGTAGACCACAAAGTCCAATTTATTTTGAGATTAGTACATCTGGAATTTATTTAAAATGTTATGATGAGGAATGTCTTAGAAGACGTTTTCCTGAAGAAGGGCTGTCTTTACCAGAAAATTTTGAAAAAGATTATTCACAAGTATATTTAAGCATGACTACAAAATATTGGCATTCAGATATAACAATAACAGATGAAATTAGACATTATTTAGAATCTAGTTTAAGTGGGTCTCATTATTCTATTGCAAAAGCTGTTTTTAGTATTTATAAAGATCGTTTTAGAGTTGATGATATTAAAAATACAGAGTGGTATGAATTTAATAATATTAGATGGAAACGTAGTCATTTGATGAATATTTTAATTTCTGAAGAATTACCAAAATATTATAGAGCGATAAAAATAAGTGATACATCTATTCAAACAAAAGATTTACAAGATTTTTTAGTTAATAATGATCGTATAGATGCTAATTTAAGAAATCAAATGGTTGATAATATTATTTCAAAACTAGAAAATGTAAGTTTTAAAAATAATATCATTTCACAAATTGTATATTTATTTAAAACTCACGATCAAGAATTTTATAATAATTTAGATTCAAAAACATTTTTAATTGGTTTTAAAAATGGTGTTTATGATTTACGTGAACGTGAATTTAGAAAGGGATCTCAAGAAGATTATATTACATTTTCTACTGGGTATGATTGGATTGAATATGAAGAATCTAACCAAGAAATTCAAGATATTTATAAATTTTTAGGACAAATAATTCCAAATAAAAAGGTTTTAGAATATACATTAAAAGTACTTGGTAAAGCGTTAATAGGTATTCCAGAAGAAAGATTTTATATTTGGACAGGATTGTCTGGTGCAAATGGTAAATCAACTTTAATTAATTTCTTGGAAAATACTTTAGGTGATTATATTACCTCAGTTGATGTATCTCTTTTAACAAATAAACGTGGCAATGCAAGTAATGCATCACCGGATGTAGCTAGATTACGAGGTAAACGTATTTTTACATTTCAAGAACCAGAACATGATGATAAACTTAGAACGGGTATTTTAAAACAATATACTGGAGGTGATACAATTATTGCAAGAGAATTATTTAAAGCACCTATTTCATTTAAATCTCAAGGAACTATGATTATGTGTTGTAATGATTTACCCGCTGTAACAAGTTGTGATTCTGGTACTTGGAGAAGAATTCGTGTAGTAGAATTTAAAAGTAGATTTTGTGATAACCCAATTAAAGAAAACGAATTTAAGATAGATCCAACAATTAGACATAAAATTAAAGAATGGAGACCATATTTTATGAGTATTTTAATACATTGGTATTATAAATTCATAGAACAAGGGATGAATGAACCAGATGAAGTTAAACAGGCTACAGCAAAATATAAAGTTGATAACGATAAATTCAATGAA